TTGAAAACTATTGCCCACATTGCGGTGCGAGAATGGATTTGGAGAGGTGAAGAAAATGATTGATTGTTCAAAAGCTGAAAATTACTTTGCCGAAAAGCAAAGGATGACGAAAAAACATAAACTAAATCACGGTGGATATGCATGTAAACTTAATTGTGCTGACTGCCCTTTGAGCCATTTAAATAATGGTTCTACGATGTTGTGTTCGGACTTTGAAACACTCTATCCCGAAAAAGCAATTGTAATTGTGCAAAAGTGGAGCGATGAGCATTCGCAAAAGACATTTGTTACGGAGTTCTTGAAGAATTATCCCCATGCAGTGATCAATGGTGATGGAATCCCTAATTCAGTTTGTCCGTATGACTTAGGGCTGATGAATAAGCATGATTGTAGAAAAACCTGCATTGAATGCTGGAATCAGCCGATTGAGGAGAGTGATTTGGTTGAGTCAGAGAGCAGAACACAAGAAAAGAATTGAGGAGAGAAAAAAGGAGCGAAACAATGACACTTGACGAACTGAAAACAGAAATATCAGAACGCATAGAAAGCGAACAAGACAAGTTGGACAGTCTTAACAACAGAAAAAGTCGAAAAGACAGAAACTATTACATAAGCGAAGGAATGGTGATAGCGTACGGAATTGTGGCTGATTATCTTGGTGATTTTGAGGTGCTTGAATGACAAATGAGGCGTATGAGCAGATTAAGCTATTCAACTGGGTTGCGTATGCGAGAAATACTTATCCGCAGCTTGACTTGCTGTATCATGTACCAAATGGTGGCAAGAGAAATCAGAAAGAGGCGTTTAACCTTAAAAGGCAAGGTGTGAGAGCCGGTGTGCCTGATTTGTGCCTGCCTGTATCGAGGGGGAAATATCACGCACTTTACATTGAACTCAAGGTGGGCAACAACAAAGCGACTGAAAAGCAGCGGAAATGGATAAAGAGACTAAGAGAGCAGGGCAATTTGGCGCTTGTTTGCTATGGCTGGGAGGAGGCCTCGGCTGTACTGCTTAAGTACATCAAGCTAAAGGCGGACAGTGAAGATGAAAAGCTGTGAGAATTGCAGGCATTTTACACGCTGCTCAGCGAGGAGCAGAGGAGTGGTGTGCAACTGCTGGGGAAAATATACAGGAAGAAAGGACGGAATAAAAACGATGGCAGAGGAAAAGGTACTGGTTTTTAAGTACGCAGAGCCGCTCGGCTACAAGGACGAGATTAGAGGTATGGTTGAGATGATTGACAGGGTTGAGATTGAGAACTTTTTGAGGAGTGAGAAACTCAAAAACAAGGACTTGCTTAAAGGCAGAATTAAGATGATTTATTCGGGCAGCGGCAAGGATAATCTTGAGAACAAGGATACAGGCGAGGTTTACAAGGGAACAGTGATGTTTGTAGGCGTTTCAAGAGAGGACATTGTTAATCTTACTGATAATCAGATTAAGGCGATTAAGTGCGTTTACAGAAAGGTGGGTTAGAGAATGTACGGGGTTATTGTAATTGCACTATTTGCGGCTTATTCTTTTATCTTTTATGGAATTCACAGAATTGATAAAAGGGAAACAAAGGAAGAGATAGAAAACTTGAAAAGCTGCATTACTCACAGGGACAAGTTGATGGATGAAATGTCGGAAGAGGCACAAAAGCTCGCAGATGAAAAAGAAAAAGCTGTAAAGGCTTGCAGAAAGTACAGAGAAAAATTGAACCTTGTGTATGGAAATCTTAAGAATCTTAATGATACATACAGCAGCAATGAAGTGAACTTGTGCAAGGCGATTGAACAGAACATATACCTGAGCGGACAGCTGAAAACGTATAAGGACGCATATGGTGAGATAAAACAGAGCGAAAATTGAGATGTAACGGAAAGAAAAAAAGCGGCCATTGAGCCGCTTGACTTTCCTGCTAAAGCAATTATTTAAGTGACGAACTTTGAGAAAGGATGTATAATATAATGTTTACATACAAAAGAACTATAAAAAGTGGTCCGCTCACTGAAATTGAATATTACAGATCCTTTCGCAAAATCGGGAAAAATTACGGGGGCAGAAAAATAAATCAAAGTCTTACACCCGAAAAGCAAAAAAGAGCTAACAGAATGCGAGCAATCAAAAATATGCAGAGGCTTATACTTTGCAATTTTACAAGCGGTGACTATTTTGTAAGGCTGAGCGTGCCAAGGGCGGAGCTTACGGAAGATAAATTCGAAAAGATTGCAAGCAAATGGAAAAGAAAAATGCGTGACGCTTTTCGCAAAATTGGAAAAAAGTTTAAGTACATATCGTTTACGGAGTGTGGAAAGCTGGGAAAGAACTGGCATATGCACATTATTGTTGAGCGTGAGGCTCTTGAGTTTGTAGAGAAATATTGGGAGTATGACGGAATAAACTTTACTGCACTGTATCAGAGCGGATATTATGAAAAACTTGCAGAGTACATAACAAAAGATGTTGCGGGTGCAAAGAGAATAAGGACAGCGAGATGTCTTAAAAAGCCTGATGTTACTGTAAAAGAGGCAGGGCGCAGGGAGATTAAGAAACTTGAGCGTGGTGAAATGATAAAAATTCCTGACGGTTGTTTTATGCTCAAGGACGATGAGAACTACAATTACAACGATATAACAGGTGCAAGCTGGTACTTTGCTTTTTTGCCTCTTGCGTATGAAAAATTTGATATTTCATAAACAAGCTGTCTGCGGACGGCTTATTGGTGCAGGGGGGTGAACGAAATGGTGGACAAGAGCACAAAAGCGATTTGCCCATTTTTTTGCAAAAGTGGGGATATGAGAATAAAATGTGAGGGGTTTTGTGAGGAAGTTGTTAAGCTCACACTTGAATTTGAAACGAAAAAGCAGCGGCAAGAATATGAAGTTAATTTCTGCAACTGCAAATGCTGGCGTGGGTGCTGCATTGCAAAAATGAATGAAGAAAGATACAAAGAATGAGAAAAGCGTGTGATTTATTTCGCACGCTTAAATTAATGTTTAAAATTATGCTTGATTTTGTTGGTTTTAAGTTTAAAATTAATAGCTACGCTATTAGAATGATAAATTTATGAAATATGTGTGCGACGGATTTGAATGGTTGCGTGTGATAAGAGGATAGCAGGGCGGTGGGGTTGATTTGGTCGCAGATTGCTTTAAAATTTAAGTAGATGTAGTTAAATTTGAGCAAAAAGCAAAAAAGAAAGTGGTGCAGATGAGTGATCAAAAGAGAATTGATTGGAAAAAAATCAAAGCTGAATATGTAACGGGTGAAATAAGTCTTGCAAATATTGCGAAAAAATACGGTGTGAGTGCCTCTGCTGTGCAGAAAAAGAGTGTAAAAGAAAAATGGGCAGCGGAAAAGCGCAAGCAGCACAAGAAAGCAGCGGACAAGGTGGCGAAAAAGCTCAATGACAAGAATGTGCGAAAGACCGTAAGCGACATTGAGCGTGTATGTTCTGCTGCAAGCAAGCTGATTGCAAAGATTAACAGAGCTATTGACGAAGTTGACAAGTGCGAAAAAGTTACTGTGAGGACCACAAAGATAAAAGCAGAGGGTATTGGCGAGAAAGGGCAAATACAGGAAATTGAAAAAACAGAACGAAAAACCGATATTGAGGTGTGCAAAGGTTTAGTTGATACCAAGAGTATTGCGGAAATTTCAAAGAGCTTGCTTAACATTAAACAGGTGCTTGCCGGTACAGAACAAAACGAAAATGAGAAAAAAGTGGGGATTATTGAACTGCCGGCTATGCAATTGTTGATACCGCCCGAGGAGGAATTACTCAATGAAGAGCGAAGTGATATGGATACCGCAACCTAAGCAGCGGCTTATGCTTTCCCGTGGAGAGGACGAGGGCTTTTACGGAGGTGCGGCAGGAGGTGGAAAATCGGATTATCTTGTGATTGAGGCAGTGCGGCAGGTGAATGTGGGCAATTACAGAGGACTTATTTTGAGAAAGACAGTGCCCGAACTTGAGCAGTTGATTGAGCGTGCAAGATATTATTACACACAGCTTTGTGCAGATGTTAAATTTAATGACACGAAGCACACATTTACATTTCCGAGCGGCGCAAAAGTGCAGTTTGGTTCGCTTTTTCGCACGCAGGACAAGTTTAAATATCAGGGATTGCAGTATGATTTTATAGGATTTGATGAGCTGACACAATTTACTTTTGAGGAGTACAGCTATTTAAAAAGCCGTAACAGAGCAAGCGGCCCCGGGACGAGGGTGTATGTACGAGCAACAGGCAACCCCGGAGGTGTGGGGCACGGTTGGGTTAAGAAAGAATTTGTTACTGCCGGCAAACCCTTTTCGACAATTTGGAAAAAACTTGCGGTAAAGCAGCCCGATGGCACGCTAAAAAGCTACTGGCAGTCAAAGGTATTTGTACCGTCAAGCGTGTTTGATAATAAGAAATTGCTTGAAAATGACCCGATGTACCTCAAGAGGCTTGCAGACCGCCCCGAGGCGGAAAGGAACGCACTCCTTTACGGCAGTTGGGACAGCTTTGAAGGGCAGGTATTTACTGAATTTACGGACGATCCGCAGCATTACAATGACAGGCGATTTACTCATGTGATTAATGACTTTAAAATTCCCTGGGGCTGGAAGATTATACGCAGCTTTGACTGGGGATATACAAGACCCTTTTCGGTCGGGTGGCACGCTGTGGACAATGACGGTCGGTATTACCGCATACGAGAATACTACGGCTGTGCGAAAAACAGCCCGAATACAGGACTTAAAAAGAATTTTGACAAGCTGGCGCAGGAGATAAGAGAGATTGAGCAGAACGATGAAAATCTTAAGGGCAGGAAAATAATGGGTGTTGCTGACCCTGCAATTTTTGCGGACAACGGCAGCGGTGCAAGCATTGCGGCGAGTATGGCTAAATACGGCGTTTACTGGGAGCGTGGTGACAATGAGCGTATAGCAGGATTAATGCAGTTTCATTATCGCCTTGCGTTTGATAATGACGGAGTGGCTATGTACTACATATTCAAGAGCTGCAGAGAGTTTATTCGCACGATACCGAACCTTGTGTACTCTGAAAAATATGTTGAGGATATTGATACGGACGGAGAGGACCACCAATATGACGAGGCAAGGTACGCCATGATGATGAATGTTATTAATCCACGCAGGAACGCACTTGAGCAGGTGCCGGAGTTTGATCCGCTTGACAGAAGTAATATTTTTTAGGAAATAAGGAGGAGAAAATGGAAGTAAAGAGAGATGAGAACGGCGTTATTATGCCGATACGCACATACTCGGCTGAGGCGGAGGGTGTGCACCCAAAGAAAAGTTTTAATGCGGTAGTAAAAAGTAGGGACATTAATGCAGTGGCAAATGGCAGTGTAGACGATGAAACCGATGAGGCAGCGGCTCAGGGCAGTACAAAGGCGATTGGAAGCGAAGAGATTGCAAAGGCGAGAAGTGTGCTTAATGACTACATAGCGAGCAAGAAAAGCTATGATGTGCGGTACAAGAATAATTTTGATACATACAATTTGCTTTACACAGATAACGATAAACCGAAGAAGTACAAAAGTGAGGACGGCAGTATAAGAAATGAACTGATTCCGAAACGCATGGGAGGTCAGACGCTTAATGTGATTATGAACAAACATGCAGACCTGATGGACAATTTTCCCGAACCTGTTTTCTTGCCGAGAGCGAGAGATGACGAGGAAACAGCAAAAATGCTGAACAGTGTAATGCCGTGTGTACTTGAGCGTAACGGATTTTTGCAAGTTTACAGTGAGGTGAATACTGATAAACTTGTCGGCGGTACAGGTGCGTATGCGGTAGTATGGAACGGAAAAAAAGATAATGGCGTTGGCGATGTAGAAATTTGCAAGGCGGATATTCTGAGCCTTTTTTGGGAGCCGTTTATTGAGGACATACAGGACAGCAGAAATGTGTTTTATGTGCGGCTTTATGACCTTGAGGAAGTCAAGGAGATGTATCCACAGCTTGAAGATGTAAGCTCAAGTACAATGGGACTTGAGAATTACAGAACATATGACAACAGCAACAAAGAAAACGGTAAAGCAGCGGTTATAGACTGGTACTACAAGAAAAACGGCGTACTGCACTTTGTGAAGTTTTGCGGGGAAAAGGTACTTGAGGCTACGGAGAACGAGCCTGAAAAGTACCCGAATGGACTGTATAACCATGGACTTTACCCGTTTTTCCTTGATCCTTTGTTTAAGCTGAGGGATACGCCTGCGGGATTTTCATTTGTTGACATTTGCAGGAGCTGTCAGAGCAATCTTGACGAGCTTAAAAGGGATATTCTAAAGAACATAAAGGTAAATTCTCAGACGAGGAGCATTATTAATTCAAATGCAGGACTTAATATTGCTGACTTAAACGATTTGAGCAAGGATTTTATTGAGGCACAGAGTGTTGAGAACGCAACAAAGCCGTTTGAAACTAAGGACATTGCGGCAGGTGCGCTGAATATGTACAATGCACTGATAAATGAAATCAAAGAAACAACCGGTACTAATGACGCAAGCAACGGTGCCAGCAGTGCGGGTGTGACATCGGGTTCGGCTATTGCTGCACTGCAAGAGGCTGGCGGAAAGATAAGCAGGGATATTAATAAGAGCGGTTATCATATATTTACAGAAATTTGCAGCTGCATTATTGAATTGATGAGGCAGTTTTACACTCTACCGAGATTTTACAGAATTACGGGAGAGGACAACAAGACAGAGTACATTGATTTTGACAACTCGCAGCTTATGAAACAGCAGACAGATGAAAGCGGACAGATATTTGACCGTATGCCGATTTTTGACATTAAGGTTAAGGCTCAAAAGGCAAGCCCGTTTGCAACGGCTGCAAGCAATGAAATGATGATGAACCTTTACAAGCTCGGATTTTTTAATCCGCAGAATGCAGATTCTGCACTGATTGCTCTTGAGGGTATGAGCTTCGAGGGGAAGACAAAAGTAGAGGAAATGATAAAGAAAAATCAGACCCTTGAGCAGACGGTTCAGGAGCTATACAACAAAAATCAGATGATGAGTGAAATGCTTGCAAACAAAGAGGCAGTAAATCAAAATCCTATGCAGGCTCGGAATAATGCGGTTATGAATGGAGGTGCAGCGGTATGACAGAGATAAAGACGCAGATAGAGTTTGATTTTAAGCAGCCGAGCACAGCAGTTTTTGAATTTGAATGCAAGGGTCACTGTACGCACGATGTGTGCGTTAGTGTAAGTGCACTTGTGAGCACGCTTGTGCAGATTGTTAAAGACACAGAGGCAAGACTTGAAGAACCTGAGATTGTATACGAGTACGGCGATGTGAAAATTAAATGCGTATGCGAAAGAATGGTATTTGAGCTTAAGTTAAGACAGAAGATTGAGACGATTATGACAGGTCTTGAGATGTTTGAGGAAAACTATCCCGACGAGATTGAAATTAAAAACGGTGGGGTTGTTTTTAAAAACAGCGAAATATTATAATTAAAATATAATGGTGAGAGTGAGTGGAGCTTATCGCCCGGCACGCCGGAAAGACGGTAGGACACCTCGGAAAGACGAGAGAATGGAGAAACTTATGGAAAAATATACGAAGGTCATTATTAACCTTTTTGACGGTGAAGGTGCAGGAACAGCAGACGGAAACGGAGAAGGGGCAGGTAATGGCAGCGGTGCTACCACAGGCACACAGGAAACTGAAATAAAGCAGGAAACCAAAGCTAAAGCGCAGAGGCTCGGGCTTAGTGATGATTTGCTTGAGAGCTATCAGAATGCTTACGGCTACAAGGAAGGGGAAGAACCTGCGGCTGAAAGTACAGAAAGACAGCAGGCGGAAAATCTTGACGAGGAATTTGAAAATCTGATTAAAGGCAAGTACAAAGACCAGTTTGGCAAGAAGATGAACACTTCATTTTCTGAGAGATTTTCTAAAGCGAAAAATCAGATTGACACGCTTAAAAATCAAGTAAGTACCGACAATGAAATTTTGAGTATTATTGCGAACAAATATAATATTGACAGCAACGATACTAATGCTTTACTTGAGGCTGTAAAGGGTGATTCGAGCTACTTTAGCGAAAAAGCGATTGAAAGTGGTATGACTGCCGAAGAACTGCAGGATAAGTATTTCAGCGACAAAGAAGTAAATGAAACCAAGGAAGAGCTTAACAGATTAAGACAGGAAAAGGCGATGGCAGAGCTTGATACAAGACTGCAAAACATGGCGCTGAAAACAAGAGAAACTTACCCTGATTTTAATTTGCAGGAAGAGATGAATAATCCTGCATTTACGGCTGCGCTTGATTTTATTGCTAAGAGAAATACGGAGAAAAATAAGTCCACAGGCAAAAATGATGAAGTGTTTGACACAACATTCGCATATGAGATGGCGCACGCTGATGAACTGAGGCAGCAAATGGTGAACAGAACAGCTAAAGCTGCGATGAATGCCGCAACAAAACATATGCAGGCTAATGCTAACAGAATAAGCGAGAATGTTAATCAGAGAAGTTCAAGAGCTGTGGCGAAGAGTGTAAAAGATATGAGCGACAGTGAATTTGATACGCTCGTAGAGAACATTAAGAACGGAACGGCACATATTCCAAGATAAGACGCCGTTTCGGGAAAGGAACGGATATGAAAAAGTTTATTGAAATTAAATTAAATCTCTTTGATGTTACGGTTGATGCAGGCGGCGTGAACCGTTCAAACGGTTATGTAGTTAATGCATACGGTAACACTGAGGAAACAAGCGGCAATGATTTTACACCCGAAAAGGCGGTGTTTTACAACAGAGTGTTTCTGAAAAACCATCAGGAAAAGCTGGTGCACGCACAATTCGGTAAGAGGGAAACATTCCCAAAACATAACGGCGGTATTGTAAACATCAGAGGTCTTACACCGTACCCGACTGCAACTACACCGCTTACCGAGGGTGTTACACCTCCGGGTAATCAGATGAATTTCTATTACATTGAAATTCCGGTAAACCAGTACGGTGCGTACACTCCTGTGACCGATTTTGCACAGTTTGCAAGCCGTGATGATATTCTTGTGCATGACGCAGAAGAGCTTGCAAGTCAGAGCGGCAGAACACTCGAGGAGATTGACGCAGCGGCACTTAACACAGGTACATCGGTTATTTACGCACCTGCGGTTGCAAGTGACGGTACAGAAACCGAGGTAACCACACGAAAGGGTATTACTAAGCTGTCTACCCTTACGGTTGATGTGCTTTACAGAGGATTAAACTACCTTGAAATGCAGAATGCCGAGCCGATTGGCGACAGTTTTGTAGCGATTATTCACCCGAATGTAAAGTATGACCTTATGCGTTCTAAAGACTTTATCGAGGTTACAAAATACTCGGCAACTGAGAGAATTTTTAAAGGCGAAATCGGTATGATTGGCAACATTCGTTTTGTGAAGTCGAATATGTCTTGTGTGTTCAAGAAAGCAGGTGCTGAGGGCATTGATGTTTACAGCACACTCTTGCTCGGTAAAGAGGCGTACGAGGTGCTTGAGATTGAGGGCGAGGGTATGAAAACAATTATTAAACCGCTCGGCTCAGGCGGTGCTACTGACCCGCTCGACCAGCGAGCTACGCAGGGTTGGAAGTGCACACATGGCATTGGCATTATTGCACAGACCTGTATGGTGCGAATTGAGAGTGCGAGCAAGCTCAGCACAACAAAAATTACAGCGTAAGGAGTGAGAGTGATGGCAACTAAAGCAGCGGAAAAGGTTACTGCCGAGGGTGAGAAGATTGAGATTGACAAGTCACAGCTTAACAGTATTCTTGCTCAGCAGGAGGAAATGAAAGCAACGATTGCTCTGCTTACTAAGCAGACACAGAGGGACGCTGAAAAACTTGAAGCCGATGACAGGGAAAAAACCGAGGAAAAAAGACTTTTACAGCTTGTGAAAAAGGCAAACGAAGAGGCAGAGGAGATAGTTGAGGCTCATATTGATATGGGCTCACTAAAGAGCAACAAGAACCTTGAGCTTAATATTAACGGCGTGCAGTCGATTATTCCGAAAGGGCAGACGGTGACTATTCCAAAAAAGGCAAAGGAAATTATCGACAACGCTAAAGAGCAGCAGGCGATTGCACTCGGCATTCAGAGCAAGAGAGCAAAGGAAGCAGAGGACGCTATTGCCGAGGAAAGAATTTAACAACAAGTTCCATTTGGAAATCTCTAATAATCTGAAACGGACGGTGGCGGTGGCTATCGTCCGTTTTGCGTATGGGGTGATATTGATGACTATTGAACAGGTAATTGACAATGTGAAAAGGCTCAAGAGAGATTATGCGGTGAGTGATGAGCAGATTATTGCAGATATAAATAAGGTTGAGATGTACATTATTTTGAATGTTGCAGCAAACAGAGAGGGCGGAAATGAGATTGCAAGAGAGTACGGAAAGTATGATTTGCAGACGGACAGAGGAAAAGAACTGCTTGTGCCTGCACCTTATGACGGAATATACGAGGCGTTTTGTGCAAGTATGATTGATTTACAGTATGAGGACAGCGAAAGATATGTGAATGACAGTATAGTGTATAAAGACCTGCTAAATGACTTTACAAGCTATTGGTACAGAACGCACAGGCAGACAAGATATAACAGATATTATATGTAAGGGGTGAAAGGAATGTTGCCGGAGCTTAACAATGTAAGGAGAGCGACAAGTGAGATAACTGTATTTAAAGGCTTAAACAGGACAAGCAATACAGGATTTTCGAGAGTGTCTACATCAAGCACTACTTTGTATACGGAATTTAAGGATATGAAGAATATGAGCAGTGACAATTTTCCGATTCTTTCGCCGAGGAAGAACAGGGCAAGAGTTACTGCGAGAGAAAGTGCAAGGATTGTAAGTAATGTGATATGCGCTAATGACGGACTTATTTACCTTGACAGCAGAGGCTATTTGTGCAACAACGGCAGACTTATTGAGATTAATGGATATGAGTATGATACAAAAATAGAACATCAACTTGTCCAATACGGCAACAATGTATTGATTTTTCCTGATAAAAAGTATGTAAACCTTAGCAGCGGCGCTGTAACGGATATTGAAGTGCATAATAATGGAATACAATGCAAGGCTGCGCAGGACAGCGAGTATAACGGCTTTTATTGTTCGATTGACAAAATTGCGCTTAACACAAGCGTTAAGCCAAGAAAAAAGGTGATGTCGATTGCGGCTTACATTAATTTTGCGGACAGCAGCGAGCAAAAAGGAAAAGAAGGCGGAGCAAACTATGCAGAGTTTATAAGCAAAATTGAAGTAGGCGATACGATTGAGGAATGTAAAAGTGTGCCGAGTAAATTATGGATGTGCACAAGTGAAGAAACAAATACGCAGTATTATAATAACAAGTTGAAACATTTTACAGAAATTGCAAGCTATTACTTGAAAATAAGTGCTGATAAAATCGGGGCGGGACTTAAAGTCGGCGATTTTGTGAAAATATCCGGTATAGAGCACAATGTAGGCGAAGCAGAATGGGACATTGGTACAAGCTATGTTGATACGCTGAATAACAAATTTTTTAAATTGTATGATGTGGCTAACGATTATATTGTGATTAAGGCAAGTATTGATTCAAGTGTACCATACTGCGGAATAATTAATGTTGAGAGAATTATGCCTGATTTGGAAACCAGCATGATAATGGAAATTGACAACAGACTGTGGGGATGTTCAAGTAAGAGTAATGAGATATATGCCTGCAAGCTCGGTGACTGTGAAAACTGGTATGCGTACAGTGACGGCATAGCAACGGACAGCTTTGCGCTGACTGTGGGGGTTGAGGGTGAATTTACAGGAATTGCAAAGATGAACAGTTCTGTTATTTTCTTTAAGGAGAATTACGCACTGAAAATATATGGCACAAAGCCATCTAATTTTACTCTTACAACATACAGGGTTAGCGGAGTTGAGAAAGGCAGCAGGCAAAGCGTAGTGAATATGGGAGATTATCTGCTGTATAAAGCGAAAAACGGAATTGCGCAATACTCAGGCGGTACGGCTGTGTTGATTTCGGAAAGTGCGTTTGGAAACGAAAAGTACAGAAACGCTGTGGCAGGAAAGCACAAGAGCAAATACTATGTAAGTCTTGAAAACATTAAAGGCGGAAACGAGATGTTTTGCTTTGATGTGCAGAAAGGTTTATGGCACAAGGAAGACGATACGAGAATGCTTAGTACAGCGACATATAATGATACGATGTACTATGTGAATGATGAGAATAACTATATTGTGTGTGTTGAGAGCGAAAACAGCTTGCTTGATAACATTATGTATTACGATACAAAAAAATGCGGAAAAGAGTTTGAAGACGGTACAGGCAGAATATACGGCGATATTGATGATGACGGTGTGGTAACTGCTGATGATTTGCAGTTACTTAAAAATTATATAGCAGCTGAGAAAGAACTAAAGCAAAGTCAGATTGAAACAGCTGATGTTAATGATGACAACAGTATTGACGCAAGAGATGTAACACTTTTGCAGACATATTTGACTAAGCAGAAACTTGAAATTGAAAACAGTTTTGAGTGGTTCTGCGAAACCGGAGATATGTATGACAGCGACTTTGACACAAAGTTTATAAGCAAGGTTGCAATAGGGATTAAGCCTGAAAAGGACACGAAGGTAAGAGTGCTTGCGAGGTTTAGCGAAAGCGGCGAATGGAGCGAGCTGTATAGGATATATTACGATGAGAAAAAGCCGAGGGTGATACCTGTGCCGCTTAGGAGAGCTGAATTTTTAAGACTTAAAATCGAAGGTGTGGGGTATTGTGAGATATACGGCATTAACATTACATATCAGAAAGGAAGTGCGGTGAGATAATGGCAGTGCTTAGAATTGACCCTCCGCCTGCGAGCAATGATCCGGGTGTGCTGAGGAATTACATTGCAGACCTTTACGAGGCGCTTACAGGAGTGCTTTACAGTCTTGATACGGATAATATGAGCGAGGACTTTTTGAAGAATATAAGCACGAAAGGGGACGATGAGAGTGGCATATAACATTTATGACGCAAACAGCGTGAATGACGCTACAAGAGCATACAACAATGTTGCAAACAATGCGCCCACATTTGCGGAAAGCACGCCTACAAAGCAGGCAAGAGCGCAAGCAGATAATTATGCTAATTCGTACAAAAACAGAATAGACGGCGGATATAAGAGCAGCTACAGTGATACTTTGAATAGTCTTGCGGACAAGTATATGAACAATGAATTTAAATTTAATGCAAATGACAGTTCGGAATATCAGCAGTATAACGACAAATACAAGCGTGAGGGAAAAGTACAGCAGGAGAATGTGCAGGGGGCTTACTCTGCAAATACGGGCGGCTACACAAACTCATATGCTCAGGCGGCAGGACAGAAAGAATACAACAACTTTATGGACGAGCTGCAAAACAAAATACCAAGTCTTAAGAACAGTGCATATCAAAATTGGAGCAGTCAGCAGGAGGATACGCTTAATAAGATAAGTACATTGCAAGGCTTTGATAATGCACAGTATCAAAGATACAGGGATAAGGTGCAGGATGACTACGATTTTATGACCTATTACGAAAATAAGTACAGCACAAGCAAGGGCCTTGATATGAGTAACTTCCAAAATGAGCTTGCGAGGTGGCAGGCTCAGATGTCGGCAGCGACAAGCAATTTGAGTAATATACGAAACCTTGCAGAGCAGCAGTATGAGCACAATAATGTTTCTGCTGATACGCAGGCGAGTATTGACAGTTCAAAAAGGCAGAATGACGCTTATTATAATTATTTGAACAGTAAATTGCAGAATGATTGGGAGAATAACATATGGGAAAAGATATGAAGTATTTGGATGTGGCTGAGGACAATGCAGCAAAGGCGGCGACGGAAAGCGGAACATACAGCGGTTCTTACGGTGATAAGATTGATACAGCTATTAACAGCTGGCTTAGCAACAGAGGATTTGACTATAATACGAGCAATGACAAGGACTACCAAAAATATGTTGAACAGTACAAAGACAACACGCAGACGGGCGCACAGTTAAGCAGACAAACAGCTGCACAGCTTGCAAACGGGTATGAACCAAGCTATGCGGATATAGTGGCGGGTGAGGTTGCCAATAAGCAGATGGAGAATGTGAGCGACGCAGTGCCGACTTACAAGCAGATGGCGCAGCTTGACTACAACGCTGAACAGAACAGGCTTGCTAATGCAGGCAATATATATTCTCAGCTTGACAGTACCGAATACAGCAGAAACAGAGATTTGACACAAGACTACAAAAATCAGCTTAATACTTTATATAACAGATATGTTGCAGACAGACAGAGCGACTTACAGCTTAACGAGCTTAACAATAGCATTTACGGTACTAAACTTTCAGCTGAACAGAATAGGTTAGAAGACGAAAGAAACAGCGAGAATAACAGATATTTATATAATACACAAAGTGCTGACAGTAAGGCCCAGATTGCACAGGCGGAAGCTGAAAATAACAGGAAAATAGAATATGCAAAATCCGAGGACGCATACAACAACTGGGTTGAAAGGGTAAAAGATATGCAGAAGAAAAGCAAAGATAAAGGAAAAACAAGAAATGCGGAGGCTGTATTTGCAGCTATGGGTGTTACGAAGAATGACTTTAAGGAAGACGGGGACAAATATGACGAGAAAGGCATTAACAACTATGTGACATACTCAAAGGCGTACATTGACGGAGCACTTGAGGCAGGAAGAATTAACAGTGACGAAAGAGATTATTTGTACAATAAAATCGGTGTTACATCAGATGATGAAAAGTACAATAACGGTATTGCAGAAAGTTTTATTAATGCTTATTTGAAGAAAGAAGATAAAAACGGAAATGTATCGTATGCAAACGAGGCGTTCACGAAAAAGCAGCTTGAGATTGGTTTTGATAAGGGCCATATATCTAAAGATGATGTAGCGTATATTGCTGCCAAATTGGGAATTAACATATAGGAGGAAAAAATGATTAGTAATATTGATAAGACAGAGAGTGAAAGACTTAATCAAAAGCTTAGAGATATAGTGACAGGTAAATATCAAAGTCCTGCGAAGCAGAGAAATAATTTTTTCAGTACAAATCTTAATCATGTACAGAACGAAGACAGTAATTTAAGTATTGTGCCAAATGGAACGAAAGATTCCAACGGAGTAAAACATTACACTCTTGAAAAGAATGCACCTGCATATTTACCCGGTGCAGAGAAACTGTTTACTGTTCGTAACAATATTGTTGAAAATCAAATTAAAAGCATAAACAAGCAGTCGGAACGAAACGAATATTATACACAGAAGTATAAGGATACTCCAAAAACTTATGAGGGGTACATGAATCATGCTGCATATGTAGGTGATGATGAAAAGCGTTGGCTTGAAGAACAAGCTGCACAGTATGCGACAGCGGATGACTTAAAGAAGAAATACAATGAGAATAATGCCGAAATGGTATATTTGTCAAAGGCTCAAGACAATTTACTTAACAAAATGAAAGAAGTTGATGAGGGCGGAATTGAGTATGGAAAATATGCCAATAAGTATGGAAAATTGCAGATACAGCGAGATGAAATTGCTTTAGAACAGAAAACTTTGCCATATAAAATTAGCGAACAGGCGAGAATTACAGCAATAAACGAAAGAAATAAGTATTATTCTGAAAAGTATAAGGATACTCCTAAGACATACGAGGGGTATATGAAGCACGCTCAGTATGTAAGCAGTGACGAAAGGGAATGGCTTGAAAAGCAAGCCGAACAGTATGCAACACCTGAGGACTACAGAAAATCTGCGGAAAAGGCACAGGGTGAACTTAACTATCTTACTCATTTAAGTCATATAACAGGATTTAAAGCCGAAATAACAGGCGATAAAAGTGCGTATAATCATAAGGTGCAGAATAGAATTGAGGACGCAGATGCAAAGGTAAAAGAATACAAAAGCAGTGCGAGAAAAAAGGAATACGAAGAAAAGACTAAGGATATTATTGAGGGTGACGCAAGGGTAAGGAGTATTGTACAGCAGTATTATGCTTATCAGAAAAATTCTGAACAGAGAAAGTCTGATAATGATGAGGCTGTGAGAATTGATTTAAAAAGCGGAAATAAATACACTCCTGAGCAGGAACAAAGAATTGTTGAGAACTTTAACAATCTTGCAAACGAGGGATATGATCCGAAAGCATTATACACTTATTATGACAGAGCTATGCAGGAGCAGGCATCTATTGAAAACTTGCAGAAAATTCAACAGGACGCAATGAGCAATCCTGTAGGTGCGAGTGCGTGGAGCGTACTTGATAATGCCGTTGGCTCTGTAGGTGACGCTTTTAAGTATATTGGTGCCGGTATTGCAGAAGATGTTACAGGAGAGTATCAATGGATTAATACATATGATACCGCAGCGGCAAGGGTTAATACTGTAAGAAGCACGGTATCTGACAAAATAGGTGCGGATATCGGGAATGAAACTGCCGGCAAGGTAGCGTCATTTTTATATCAAACAGGTATGAGCCTTGCTGATTTTGCGGCAACCTTACCGCTCAATCTTGTACCCGGTGTCGGTACAGGTCTGCAAATGGTTTTGCTTTCGACAGAGGCAGGAACAGCAGCGGCAAAAGACGCATATGAAAATACAGGTAAAGCCTCTAATGCACTTATGACCGGTGTTGCGGCGGGTATTGCAGAAGCATTCTTTGAGAAATTCAGCATTGAAAATTTAAAAGCATTTGAAGCGGTAAGTCCCGATAGCTTGAAAAGTGTTTTAAAAAATGCAGGAAAGCAGATGTTTACGGAAGCAAGCGAGGAGGGATTAACCACTATTGCAAATACTCTGACGGATTCAATTATTAACGGTGATATGTCGGCTATTGCGCTTGAGTATCAGGGGTACATTGATGAGGGTTACACAAAAGATGAAGCAACAGCAAAATGTGCAGAGAATTTTGGAAAACAGGTGTTACTTGATGCAGCAGGTGGTGCTGTAAGCGGCGGCGTGCTCGGCGGTACGGTAAGCGGCATAAGTTATGCCAAAGGCAAAATAAACAGCAATATTGATATGAAAAAGAGTGCGGAAGAGATTGGAAAAGAGGTTATGTCAGATGAGAACTTTGACATTAATCTGCTTTTGGAACAAGCAAAAAACAGCGGTAGTGAAAAGGCTGTCAGTATTGCAAAATCAATTGAAAAGAAGATGAGCGGCAACAAGAACTACAAGGTAAACAGCGTTGATGTTGGCAACCTTATGAAACTTATCGGTGCTGAAAGTTTAAAAAATACGATTAGTGAGAACACTGATGTAAAAAATGACGGAGTTACCGCAAATGAAGGGAATATCAACACTGTAAGCAAGGAAGAGATTACAGAACATATAAAATATAACTTTGGCAACAGTCATAAAAACGGCATTACGGCAACAGACAATAAAGGCAAGAGTGTTGTAATTGTAGGATTTGAAAGCAGTGCGAGATATTACGGAGAAGCGGATAATAAGGTGCGTGTTATTGCTGATGACGGCAGGGTATATAATGCAGACAGTTTGACTTTTAATCTTCCGGAATATCAAAGTCTTATGAATGCTGCGAAAAACTTTGATACAAACGGTGCGGGTTTGCTTTTGCGGGAATATGGCGATTATGTTAATTTTAAAGGCAAAGAAAGCGATATTAATAATTATATAGATACATTTACACAGTTATACGAAGCGGGAAAAATGGGAGCCCGTTATAACAGAGTAGCCGCAATGAAATATTACGGGAAATATATTGACGCAATCGGTCCGCAGAGAGCAATGCTTGCGGTTGAGGCGGGCAATAAAGATTCTGATTTATTCTTCAACAATGAAGAAAAACTTGCGAGAATAGACAGAAGTTCAAATGTAAAGGCTAATGTGTATGTTGAGAAGAGTGCCGAGGAAACGGTAAACCTTAATGAGGGTACAAGACTTGCACTTGAAAAATTAAGTGAAATGACAGGCAAGGAGATTATACTCACTGCCGATATGGACGAAAACGGAAGAATTGATTTTAGAAACGGTAAAATATACATAAGAGCAAGCCTTGACGGCAATTATATTTTACCTGTTGCAATGCACGAAAGCATGCATTCGTTTCGCAGGGAAAGTCCGAAAGATTACAGGCTTATAAGAAACTTTGTTGTGGACTATCTGTATGCGAGCGGTCACGATGTAATGAAAATGGCTGATAATGTTAAGATTAATTACGGTGACAGATTGACCACAAACGAGGATTGCATAGAAGAAATTGTCTGCAATTCCATTATGGCTATTGCAGGTGATGAAAGTGCAATGCATAAGGCTTTGCAGGGGGTTCTTCAAAAACTTGCAAATGCAATAAAAAATCTTGCGAGCAAAATTAAAGAGTTTATCATTACTCATACAACAAACGAAGCAGCTCAAGCATTTGTAAATGATGTAAAGGCGCTTGACAAACTTGCGGAGATGTTCAGCAATGCAGCGGATAACATTAAAGCAAAAAGTGAAGAAGTAATTACAAACGGGCAAAAAAATAACACCGACAAGGGTGTTGAGAATGTTAAGTATAGTATTAATAAAGGCTTTGCAAAGGAATACGATAATTGGGATAAGAAATCAACAGGATTTGCTTTTAAAGTAGGAACTACATCAACAGTGCTTCATAAGCTGGGAGTCAATAATAAAACAATTTACTGGGATGCAACAAAAATAAAAAAAATAAAGGAAAAGCATCCGGAAATGACTGACAGTATAATAAAGCAGGTGCCTAATATACTTGAAAATCCGATTATTGTAATGGAATCAAATACTGTTAGCGGCAGACTTGTTCTATTTGGTGATGTATATGACAGCAAAAACAATCCTGTCCTTGTTGCACTCGAGTTAAATCCGACAGAAAAAGGCGGTAAAAGTTTAAATATAATAAAAATAGCGAGTGCTTACGGCAAAGATGTTGATTTGCAAGGCTTTATAAATAAAAGTAAAATTTTGTATGTTGAACCAAATAAAGAAAGAACCCATAATTGGCTGTCGGTTAATAGGCTCAAATTGCCGTTACCCAGTACCAGATTTGGATTCTTTAATAACAGTATATCTCAAAATTCTAAAAATGTCAATACGAAAAATGACGAAAGTAGCAATGATATCAAATACAGCATGGGAGGATTGAAAGCAGAAACTGCGGACAAGAGTGCACTTGAGAAAGCTATGGAGCTTGAAAAGGACGGTACAGATTCCGAGAAAATCCGTAAGGAAACGGGTTGGTTTAAGGGATATGACGGCAAGTGGCGATTTGAGATAGATAACAGCGAATTAGAGTTTAAAACAGGTATCGAAAAGAACAGAGCTGCCGCAATTGAACTTGCGAAAATGAAAGTTAAAAGTGCAGAGCTTGAAGAAAAGATTGCAAATGATACAGCAACAAAAGCAGAGGAAAATGAATACTACAATCTTGACGAAAAAATGATTGAGTACAGAAAAGGAGTGAAATTGAGTGATGTAATAAATCATCCAAAACTTTTTGAAGCGTATCCGCAACTAAAGAATGTAGATGTTTATTACGAGATTTCTTCGGTTAATCGAGGTGTATACAGTTCAAACGGTAATGTGATAATGTTAAATCCGATGCATACGATTGATGAGCAGAAAGAAGCGATTATTCATGAAATTCAGCACGCAATACAGGGAATAGAAAATTTTGCGAACGGAAGTAATTTGGAATACTGGAAAAATCTCGGATACAGCGATGAAGAAGCAATGGCAATGTATTATAACACTGCCGGAGAAAGAGAAGCAAGAGATGTTTCTGCCAGAAGAGATTACAATGCAGAGCAAAGAAAAAACATCCGTCCGGACATTGACAGGAAAGATGTTGTGTTTGCTAATAGCGGTGAATCAGGGTATTCATCGGATGAAAACATTATGCAAGATGACTTTGAAAATAAAGTTGACCAAATAGAGAATAACACATACAATTCAAATGATGTTGTTATTATGGGCAGAACCCCAAAGGTGTTACAGGATATTGGATTTAATTCGTTGCCTGTTGCGATGACGAAAAATCATATATATTCTGTTGCAGTATCAGAAGCGAGGGCGAAAAATGAGGGGAGATATAAGAAAAACACTAATTATCATGATTTAGGTTTCAATACGGTTAAGCAAATTTATAATAAAATTTCTGATCCGCTTATGGTAATTGCTCACCCTGATTTTACTAATAAAGAGAGCAGGGACAGTACTCATAAAGTTATTGCATTGGTTGATTTATCCGTAAATAATAAGCAGGTAATTGCGCCTATCGTGGTAGATTTTGAAAGTAGATATAACAAAAAAATAATTGATGTCAATCTTGTAGCAACATACTTTAATAAAAACAATATTCATGATTTAATAAAAGAAGCAATAGCTTTAGAAAATAATAATCAAGTTGGTTTTTATTATTTAGACAAAAAAAGAACTCAAAGTATAATTAAGCAGAAAGGGTACCAATTACCCAGTGTACTTAATAACTTGAGTTCCAATATTATTATACGCAAAATTGACAGCAATGTCAATAAAAAAATTAATAAAATTACCCAAAGCAAGCAATTTGTAAGGTGGTTTGGTGATTGGCAGAATAGTCCGAAATCTGCAAGTAAGGTTGTGGACGGTAACGGTGAACCTCTTGTAGTGTATCACCAGACGGGAAATGATTTTACAGTATTTGATACTAAGCATACCGGTGCGGGTGAGTTTGACAGCGAAATGCCGACAGGAATATTTATGAAGCCGACAAGCGATAATATTGGGGTTAGCGGAAACAAGCAAATGGCTTTGTATGCAAATATTCGCAATCCGCTGACTGTAAATAACAGGACGGAGCTTGTGAGGTTTTACGAAAAGAATATTGACGGATACAAAGAAGCAAGAGAAGATATAAACAATATTGACAGTGAGTATGAGCAAAAATATGAAAATGCAGAGGCGAGTGAAGATGAAGAATATTCAAAATTATGGAATGACAGAAAGCAGGGAACGATTACCGAAGAAGAGTATCAGAAGGCAATAGAAAGCAATGCACTTGATGAGCTGGAAGAAGAATGGCGTAATAAAGCGAATGAGGCAAGTAAAAAGGCAAAGTCGCTTATTGATGACTATTTCAGGAACAGTAATTATGACGGCGTGATTGTAAACAATGATGTCGGCAGCTTTGGCAGGAGCACAAAAACATATATTGCATTTGAGAACACTCAGGTTAAATCTGCAACGAATAACATTGGAACTTTTGACGGCAGAAATTCAGACATAAGATATGCAGTGGATGATACCATTAATGATTGGCTTGATGATGAAAGCACACCGCAGGGAATTGACTACGAAAAGGCAGTTGAAAAAAATCCTGTAATAGCAGTAGCGAAAATATATAAAAGTGCGGCACAAACTGCAGAGAGCGGACTTGCACAGGGAAAGAATGTAAAACTTGATGAGAAAGAATACCTAAGAATTGCCGGAAGTATAATGCAGACATACGGTATAAAAGGCAAGTATAACCCTAATTACAAGAAAGAGCTTGCAAGTCAACTTAAGAATTTTGTTGACAGCATAGGAAAGAAAGATGCGAATTTTACAGATTTATTTGAAGAACTTGTAAATGACTGCAAGGGAGGTATTCTGCTTAGCGGTGAGTATGACACAACGCTTATGCGTGAAGAACGAGAGTTTGTACTTGATATGCTCCAAGGCAAAGTACTGCTTATAAAACCGAGAGATGTACAGCAAATTGAGGAAGACTACGGTTCGGTAGCAAACTACCGCAAAAAGATGTTTGGCAAAACATATGTTGCAGTTAAAAACAAGGAAAGCGGAAAAGGGTATTATATTGAAGATGTAATTACGCATATTGAAGAAAATTATCCTTACTTACTTAACGAAAACGCTGACGGTGATATGGGATACTTATGGCTTGAGGACCTTGTAAATAATGTGTTAAAGCCTAAATATAAGAACCCGTATTTTGAGGGGGAAAATTCATTTTATGAAACTCCGGAAACGGCTGCGATTCAAATGGCTTTTGAATGTGCTTCTGAGATTATAAATGCAAAGACAGAAAAACTTAAGGCTGATACGAAAGCAGACAAAAAGTTGATTAAAGAAATTGAAACTTCGCAGAAAGAGGCAATTAATATAGCTACTGAAATTGCGGAAGCTAAAAATAAGCAATATAGGCAAGAGCTTAAGGAGGCAAAGGAAAGAAATATAAAACTGTGGAAGAGAAATGCTAAATTAAGTCAAGAGAAAAAAGAGGAGCATCGCAAACGAGTTGAACATTCAAGAGAATTGTTTTCTCGACTTAATAAAGAAAAAAGTAAGGTTAGAGTAGAAAAAAACAAAAATGTATATCGTAATAAAATTATTGAAGCACAAAAGGCGATTATTGCAAGCCACTATAAGACAATAAGAGAGGAGTATAACGAGGGAAGAAATAAGACTGAATATTTGCATAAACTCGGAAGAATGTGTGACAGACTAACGAAAAGGCTTGACGGCAAGGCTAAAAATAATGAATATATACCGGATAATTTAAAAGGACCTATTATTGATGTGCTTAGTTGTTTTACCGTTAAAGACGCTAAGAACGCTACACCCGGATACTTCGGTGAATGGAACAGAATTAAAGAAGTCGGTGAGAGCGTTGCTGAACTTGCCAAAGAATATAATAATATGAAACCGGAACCGACTCCTTCTACAGATTTGGAGAAAAAAGAAAAAGAAAAACCTCAAAATACTTTTATTGATATTGAAAGTATAAGTTATAAAGAACCGGTAAATAAACAACTCGAAAATCTTGCTGAAATGTTGGAAGGTCAAAACATATATACTTTAACTTCACATGAATTAAGTGCCATATATGATACAATGAAAATGCTTGACGAATCTCTTAGGGATGCAGTGCAGATTATTGTTGACGGCAGAAAACAGAACTTTAAGGAGCTTGCCAATGAGGCTATGCAAGAGGTAAAAAATAATAAAGCAAGAGTTGATTATTCAAAAATGAAGAATGTTTTAGCAGCTCCGGCAAAGCAACTCGGTAAAAGTTTTGTTGCTACTCATCTTGACCCTGTGAGATACGGACGAATGCTTAGTAATTATAACGATGACAGTATTATATATAAGATGTTCAGCGACTTGCATAAAGGAGAAAATCACGCTATTGCTTTACAGCACGAGGCAATAAGCAGAATTAAAGAGGTAACAATCAAATATTCTGATGAAGTTAAAAAAATTCAGAATGAGGATGTGAAAGAGTTTGATTTTAGGGATGTAGAAACCGGTAGGCGTGTGCCGATTACTAAGGGTGTGCTGCTTGCTATTTACCTTACCGACAGACAGAAAAGCGGCCATATTCATTTACTTGGAGGCACAGAGGAAACTTATGCAAATGAAGCAAGACACTATACCGTACTGCCAAACCTTGAACTTAGCAATAAAAAATTAAAGCGAACAGCTAATGAAAATTCACATAAGGTAAGATTTAATGTTGAAAGTCTTAAGAGAATTGAAAAGTATGTACAGAATGACAAGGTATTAATGGAGCTTGCTACCGCAATAAGTGAAGTGTATAATCAAACACTTAAGCAGGAGATTAATGAAGTAAGTATGGCAAAGTACGGAATGAAGATTGCCACAGTAAAAGATTATTATCCTTTAAAGGTTGACCCTAATGCAGGAAAGTACGAAAAAAATCTTAAAACCGAGTTTCACGATACAAGACTTAAAAGTCGTGGATTTACAAAACAGCGTCAATGGTCGGATACTCCTATTGTGATTGACGACGCTTTGAGAAATTTTGTAAAACAAGTAAAATCGGTAAGCGAATACTGCGGTTTGCTGATACCGATTGAAAATTTTAAAAAAGTATATAACTACTCTGACGGTTCAGCTACTTTGCAATCAACCATAAAGGAAAGATCCGGCGTATCTGCAGAACATTACATTGACAAACTCATCGGAGATTTACAGCAGAGAGCAGACACCATAGATAATACTTTTCTTGATACAATTCAAAGCAACTATATGGGTATGAAGATTGCCTTTAACTTTGGCTCTATGATAAAGCAGGTTTCTGCATTTCCTCTTGCTAACAGATACTTTGGCGCTAAGAATGTTTCGCTTGCTGCATTGAATTTATTTAGAAACAAGGTTGACTTTGATTTATATAATAAGTACACTTCGTATTTATGGTACAGAAAAGAGGGCAACGGTACTGTAATCGGCGAACTTAGCAAAGAAATGAGTTTGACAAGCAAAGGTATGGGATTTCTTGATATTGTCAGCAAAATGGATAACAGAGTGGTTTCAAGTTTACTGTATGCGGCAGAGCTGCATGTTGAGCAGACCACTGACCTTAAAAAGGGGACTGACGCTTTTTACAGAGAGGTTGCAAGGCAGTTCGAGAAGTGTATTGACGAAACCCAGCCGAACAACATGGTTACATCAAAGCCACAGTACATGAGGAACAAGAATTTAAGGCGACTGTCGCTTAATGCCTTCCGCTCTCAAAATATGGCAATCGGTAATACAATATTTGATTCATTCTTTGAGATGAAAGCAAGAATGGCTGATGATAAGATTAACAGTACGGCAGAAAGCAAAGCTGCTAAAAAAGCCGCAGTGTTAAAATTTGTTTCGTGCTGTTCCGGTGCCATTAGTGCTAATTTGCTCTTAGGCGCACTTTCAGTATTATCTTCAGTAATTTTGTATCACCATTGGGATGATTTGTTTGACGATGAGGGTAATATATCCGGACAAAAAATCGCACTTAACTATCTTGATGAGGTGCTCAACGGAATATTTGGCAGCTTTGCTATGGGTGATTATTTGTATAGTGCGGTAAGCAGTGCTATTGACATAGGTAAGACTTATTACGGCTTGCAGGCTATGAGTGTTGATTCTATTAATGATATGGTCAAGGATTTGATAAGCGGAAAAGCATTGGACGCACTTAAAACATTGATTGATTGTCTGGGTTATCCGGGTACTAATTTTGCAAGGTTTGGCTCATCAATATATGCTTATTACAATGATGTGGCTAAAGGCAGCGGAAGAATTATTACGGACAGCAAGGGTAATGTGGTTACTGATTACTTGCACTATTACATAGTTGAAGATAAAAAGGACGGCAACAGCTCAAGAGCAGAATATTACGAGAGTATGTGGAAAGAAATCCTTATGGATAAGGGTAAAACAGAAAGTGAGGCTACTGATTACATAAAAAGCAAAATTGTTACTGCGCTTTCGGCTGACGATGATATTGAAGAGGCGGGTGTTGCTAAGGCTAACGGTAATCTTGCTGACTACGAAAAATACAGGCAAAAGGTTATTGATTATGGCTTTGACAGTAAAGATGTGCAAAAAGCCATTGACCGCTTTATCAGTGCAGAGGCAAAACTTGTTTCTGAAATTGAAGATAACGAGGACCGAAAACAGGAGCTTATTGACAATGGGTTTAACGAAAAAGGTGCTGAATTTGTAATCAATAAGATTAATGAATCAAAGTCTGATGATGAAACGGGAAGTACATCTGTATTTGATGATACAAGTGAGGAAAATGAACTTGTTATGTACAGCTATTCTGATTTATTTGACGCTTTGATAAACGGAGATACTGAAAACTATAGTATGATTGAAAATTATCTTATAGAAAAAGGAGGAAAAACAAAAAAGGAGATAAAGAGTGCTATGAGAAGCACAAGCAGAACAGATAAACTGTGGGGCGAATATATAGAGGCATCTACAGGCAATGACAGGCATCGCACAAGAGAACTTGTTACTCAATTGACGAGAATTTACGGAAGCTGGGAGAATGCGAAAACGGCTTTGAAAAAATATCAAAACAAAATAAAGTAAATTAATTACCACCGCAAGGGAGAATTTTCACCCTTGCGGTGGGGTTGTTTTAGGGGTATATAGATTTTAAAATTATAGTAAAGAGGTGAAAGCATGAACAAAATTATTTTTGAGGTATATAAAAATACTTTAAAGAAAAAAGACGGTTTTAATCCTACAAGTGCGGAAAATAAATACTCTGAAATAAAACTTGATTTTAAAGGTGATGACGATTGGGGTAAATGCGATCTCGTTACAGCTACTTTTTTTGGAGATTCTGTTGACGATACCTACAGTGTGCCAACCGAGATTAACAATATGACAGCGACTGTAAAAATACCTGCGGAGGTTCTTAGAAATAATATTAAAATACAATTGGGAATTTCAGGCGTTTACAATAACGAAAACAATGAAAGCGTGACAGTTGCTACTAACATTGCAGTTGTAAATATTTGCAAAGGGATAATTATTAAAGATTTTGTAAATTCTGATTTGTATAAAAAATTGTTACAAATAATAAACGAAACCGTGTTTAAGATGAAATACTCGGTTGAAAACAAAGCGGATAAATCAGAGGTTAAGCGTTTATGTAATTTAAGCCCGACTGAATCTATGATTGCCGATACTAAAACGACTGCAAGAGCTATGTGTGTATATAATGCCTATTTATACCACAGCGGTAATTCAAAATTTGCGATAAGCAAAATTGATATAAGAAATGAAGCAATACCACAAAATATATCAACACTTGGCGGTCACGGCGGTTATTATCCTCGTGGAATTTCAATTGGAAACGGACATCTTTATGCTGCTTATCGTGAAAGTGCATCGGGAGCGCAAACTTCTGCAAGTACCGCTTACGGCGGATACCTTGATATTATTAATTTATCTAATAATAATATTTCAACAATCAATTATGAAAAAAAGCCTTATACCGTGACTGTTACGGTGAGCGGACAGAAAGTAGAAAAAACACTGTATTTTGGCAAGAGCCATTATACTGCAACATATAACGATGCACTTCTTTGTGTAACTCAACAAATGGGTGGATGGTTGTTATATGATATTTCATCAAATCCTCTAACTCCTGAATTACTGTATGAATATGATTGCAGAGCGGGGGCATATGACAGTGACAGAACAGGGTATGAGGAATATCAACAGCCGACTTTTCTTAGCAACGGTGATAATATATTTCTTGCAATTGCAGGATATGACCGTGACCTTGTGAGAATTTATGATGTTACGGTGCCAAAAACTCCTACACTTATATATGAATGTAATCTAAGAAATTTATGGAACGGAAATCTAAAAGACAAATGTTTGCATACTATGGGTATAGCTTGTTCGTATCCGTATATCTATTGCACCGTTGCTCCTTATCCGGGACGAGTATTGAGCGAAACTATGACAGGTGTTGCAACTGTTGACATAAGCGACCTTAATAAAATTACCGTATCGCTATCAAAAATGCCGAATGCAGACAGAACCGAAAGCACTTCTGGTGAACCTGCCCCTGCGAGCATAGCTATTTGTGACGATTATATTATTATGGATAACTATGATAAAGGTATATCTGTGTGGGATATTTCTGACAAGAGCAATCCGGTATACATAAAAACAATAGAAACGGATACTAAAACTTGTAGTGTGGTTGCTGATAACGGCAGAATATTTTGTGGTTCGACATATGAAAGCAACAAAATTAAAATGTATAGATTTAAAAAAGAAAATGCTTTGACCGGTATAATAGCTTCTGTAAAAAATTTTGATGTTCAAAAAGCGGACAAGGCAACGACTTTGGCAGGTTACGGAATTACCGATGCTTACGATAAAACATATCTGAATAAGGCATTAAATGACAAACTTATCAAAATGCCGTTTGATACTGTACCTGCGAAGAATAGTCCTAACTATGTAACGAGCGGTATGATTTACGATTGTATTAATGCAATTAACGAGGAAATTGAAAAGAAACTTGACAGTTCAACAAATGTAAAAGGCAGCGTAACATTAACACCTGCAACAAGCACTCATACAGGTAACGAGGGAAGTATTATTTACGCAAAAAGCGGTAATATTGTAACAGTAACAGTAACAATGAGCAAATTTGTCGCAGGAAAGAGCTATGTATCAATGGCAGGGCTGCCTTATAAAGCAGATACATCTATGAGAAATGCAAGTATTATTGTAATGACATCTAAAAATGAACTTTGCAATGTGAGAGTTGACGGTACTTGGATTTATTTTGTGAAAAGCGGTTCAACATTTGCGGAAGATGAAACTCTTATTACTACTGTAACTTATATAACGGAGGTATAAATATGTCTTATAAATTTAAAGAAATATGGTGCAACAAAGGTAATTTTACAGAGAATAACAGAAAATATTCTGACATTGATACACTTGTTATTCATTACACCGGCAACGACGGTGACACAGCAGAGAATAACGGTAATTACTTTAAGAATAATGTAGTTGAAACATCTG